GAATCAGCCTGATTATTGGAATGCAAGACTTCTAAGACAAGCACAACTAGAAGCCATAGGTTCAAATGGAAAAGTAGTCTGGTCATCTCTTGAAGCACTTAGGCAAATTGGACAATTCAATATAAATGAAGAAATAAAAGCGCTACAAGAACAACAAAAGGAAATAGAAAATGGCAAATGAAGTCACGTATCCAGTTGCTATGCCAGGCTTTGAAGGCAATATCATTTATCTAGATAATGAGTTTACTTGGGATAAAGAATCTAGTAAATGGGTTTTAGTTACAAACAATCAATAATACTTCTAAGTAAGGAGTAAGCCTTGGCACCTTATGGTGACGACATTACCGAGGGCATTCCGTATGTCCTATCCAATCCCGCTGGCTCGACTAACTATCAAGCCACAGGAGTTGCCTACGATATAGCCATCAACGGGCTGCCATTCTTTTTGGCTGCCAGTGATGATTCACCTTATCGCCGTGTCACGGCGCAGTATCGTAAGCAGCAGTATGACCAGACCAGAGAAGCAGGCGAGCAATCGCTGACTGGCTGGTGGTTTAGATCTCAGTCGTCCTTCCATCTAGGTCAAGGAATCAAATACTTTGAGCCTGCTCAAGATGAGTCACTGCGATTCCAATACACAGAATCCAAAGGTCTAGATGTCTGGACTAAGGGTCAGGTATCACTGATTCTAGATACCGATGCTACCCACGTTACCACTGCCAATCTCAACTCTAACCTTAGACCACAACAGTTCTTACGTTCTATTCAATGGAAACAGTTGACCAATACTGGTTCATCTACCTATAACGAGTTCTATGGCTGTCTAATGCTTGATGGATATGACCTAGATAAGATCTATCCAACCATCACAGCAAGTGTCTCTAATAAGGCTCTGACCTCTAACGTGGCTACGCTAACAACCAGTTCTGCTCACGGCTTTGCTGTTGGTATGGAGATCACTGTCTCTGGTGTGGACTCTACCTTCAATGGTACCTACACCATTACAACCGTACCTACTACAACCACCTTTACCTACGCTAAGACTGCATCCAATGTAACCTCACAAGCTGCAACAGGTAGCGTCTATAGTTGGGTTCAACATTTTGTTGACTACAACGCTGGCACCGATGACAAGGTATATGCCGTCTGTGATGACGGTATAACTGCCTATTGGATTACCAACGTTACCGCTGGTGGGTCAACTAAGTTGACTATGTACAAGAAAGCTCTGACTGAGTATGCCTCAGTAGCAGCAACTCAGATGTTCCAAGTAACAGGTTTGGTTGCATCTAATGTAGTAATGGAGTTCACCAAAGAACGTATTGTTGCCTGTATCAACAACAAGGTTTATGAAATTGCAACGAATGCAACTGCTCTACCTACTGCTGTCTATACCCATCCTGTAGATGACTTCGTATACACAAGTATCACTTCATCTGGTGCTGCTATTTACTGCACAGGATTCTCAGGCACTCAGTCAAATATCCAGAAGTTTACTTTGGCATCTAATGGAACGATGCCTACACTGACCAGCGCTATTACTGCTGCTGAAATGCCAGCAGGTGAGCGCATCTACAAGATTGCTTACTACCTTGGCTATATGTTGATTGGTACCACCAAAGGAATTAGAGCCGCTGCTGTGGCAGATGATGGATCTCTAGCCTATGGTCCGCTTATCTGGGAGAACACTCAGCCTGTCTATGACTTTGCTTTTCGTGATAGATATGCTTGGGCTGCAACAAGCGTAGAAGATGAACCAGGAACTATCCGACTAGACCTTGGTACTCAAGTATCTCCATTGGTATTTCCATACGCCTATGATACTTACAAGGCTACAGGTAGTACTGCTCACGAGACTACTGCCTGTGCATTTATCGATGGCACAGACCGTCTAGCCTTTACTACCAATGCCACTGCTACAGAAAATGGCTCTGTTTATATTGAGTCAGAAGATAGACTCGTAGAGTCTGGCTATCTACAGACTGGCTATGTCCGTTACAACACTCTTGAAGGTAAGATATTCAAACTGCTTACCCCACGTATTGATACCACCTATGGTGGTCTAAACATCTCATCTATTGCTGCAGATGGAACTGAGTATCCAATCGGTACCTTTGCTCAGGAATCTACAGTTCAAGAAATCGGTATTCCTTATCCGCAAGGAGCACAGGAATATATGGGCTTCAAGTTTACCTTGACCCGCGATACATCTATCACAACCGCTGGTCCATTGTTTACTGGATATCAACTCAAGGCTCTGCCAGCAGTACCACGTCAGCGCTTGATTCAGTATCCACTATTTTGTTTTGATAAAGAAGCCGACAAGTTTGGAGTACAAGTTGGCTATGAAGGTTCTGCTTGGGCAAGAATGCAACAGCTTGAAGCAGTAGAAAATGCAGGCGATACCATCCGAATAGAGGACTTCCGCACAGGTGAATCCTTTATTGGCCTGATAGAAGAGATGGACTTTATCAACCGTACACCGCAAGACAAGAGGTTCTCAGGCTTTGGAGGAACCTTAGTTGTCACTATCAGATCCGTATAGGAGCCATCAATGACCCCTGCTGATTGGGCAATGCTTGTTGCCACCATCCTTGGAATAGCATCAACATTATTTATGGGATTGAAATGGATAGTCCGTTCATTCCTTTACGAACTCAAGCCCAATGGTGGGTCAAGTATCAAAGATACTGTTGCTCGACTAGAAAAGCGCGTTGACGAAATCTACAAGATTCTGGCTGAAAGAGGATGACGAATGAAACCTGTTGCAAAACGTGCAACACCTGCTGCTATTGCCGTTCTAAGGCAGGCAACTGCGCTTGCACCGAAGCGCAACAAAGCATCGGATGGATTGCTACCAAGCAAGGCTCACATACTTCAAAACCCTAACTCTGACCACAACACAGGTCACGCAGTAGACCTGACCCACGACCCACATAACGGGATTGATTGCGGTGAGTTGTTCCATAGATTGCAACAAGACAATCGTGTCTCATATTTGATTTTCAACGGACTTATCTGGTCTAAAGAACGCGGTACTCGTGAGTACAGTGGACCAAATAAACACGTCAAGCATCTGCATATTTCCATCAAGGAAGAATGTGCTAAGGACACCAGTCCTTGGTTTGCCTGGATGGGAACACCGAAGCCATTGGCTAAGGTAAAGGCTAAGGTAACACCGAAGCCTAAGAAGAAAGACCAACCAAGTCCAAAGGAGAACTAATGGACAAGAAGTTCAAAGCAATGGCAGCAAGTTGGTTCCGCGCTGCAGCATCGGCTGCAGTAGCGCTATACCTTGCTGGCGAAACTGACCCAAAGAAACTAGGCACAGCAGCACTTGCTGGTTTCCTTGGACCAGTATTGAAATGGTTAGATCCAAAAGCCACAGAGTTTGGTCGTGGTTCTAAGAAGTAGTTTGTAGAGAACGCTGCGAGGAAAAGCCCTTCAGGAGAAATCCTGAGGGGCTTCTTTTTTGTTGTCTAAATACTGACACCGTAGTCTGTGTGAATAAATCCTACGACCTTGCGAATCTTATTTGTGTTAGCAAACTCTGTAGTAGCTGGCATCCAGCGCTCAGACCAGGCAGGCTCAGGTACTTTGAATAGGTCAAATGCCCACTTGCCTAGCGGAGTAGAGTTGATATACCAAGGCTCAAGGCTACGGTATTTAGCCTCCATAACAAGCCTGTCGTATTTAGATTTCTCTATCAGAAGTTCAGGGTAGTGGGTATGTCTGCATTTGAGTTCTATGTAGAAACCAAACTCATCGGAGATGCAGTCAAAAGAATCAAAGACCCCTTCACTCTTTGCTAAGTCGGGGAACTTGTTTTCTTTCAGATAGTCAAAGAGTTCTTGTTCTCTCATTGGGCCTCTGGATTATCTATCGGACAGGGAGCTTTCAGAAGGTTGCCACAACTAGCGCACTGGACATCAAGTGCGTACCAGCAGATTTCATAGTTCTCAAATTGAACGTAGGTATTGAAGACGCTACAGCCACAGACACATTGATGTGTCGGGCCTATAGAGCGCAGGTCTGAGGCTTGTATAGGTGGTAGACTGTCTCTGTTTTTGAACAGCCTTGGTAGACGGAGCCGCACAGTCTGCCTCACTTCTACAGGCCCGTGAGGGCCGCTCTGTAATCTTCGCTTCGCTCCGATATTGTAATGAACTGGTGTGTCGCTAACGCGACGACACGCCGATAGGAGTATAGTCATCCGTATGACAACATTGGTAGCTCTGGAGTTAGACGACAGAGCGGTACTTGCTGCTGATTCTCAAATCACAGAAGATAATTTGAGGACTGTTAGTAGTTCCACTCCAAAAATAATTCACGTTGGTAAGTATCTACTAGGACTGGTAGGTGATGCACGCCCTGGTGACATCCTTGCCTATAACTGGAATCCGCCAGTGTATAAGGGAGCTGACCCGATTCAGTGGATGGGCAAGAAGGTAATGCCGTCAATACTTACGGCGTTCAAAGAGAATGGATATGACCCGTATGAAGCGACAAAAGATAAAGACACAGGATTCGACTACATTGTCGCGTTTGATGGGAATGTATTCCATATCGCGACGGACCTATCGTTCATCAAATCTGACCACAAGATTTATGGAATCGGCAGTGGCGGCGCTTATGCTCTCGGTTATCTTTATGATCGTATGGGCCGTCTCACTGTGGGTAATGTAGAGCAACACGCCCAACGTGCCGTTGAAATTGCCAGCATCCTTGATATAAATACTTGCCCTCCTATACAGTTGGTTACTCAACGACGGGAGTATTGATGCAGTGGGATATCGGTAAGAAAACCACACTTTATGTGAATAGTTTTCACCTAGACAACTTTGCTTTTGGATTTGATTCGTATGTAGTTTATGAAGATTATGAAGGTCAGATTGACGTTGCAAGAATCACAATGATAAACTTGTTGTTCTTCAATGTAACGGTGACAAGATGGAGGAAACCGTTCTAATGGATATCAAAGAATTACTTATCAAAGCTCTTCACGAGAAAGAGAATAAGCGTGGCAGATCCACGCAGGTACAGATAGGTCCATCAGAACTTGGTGGTTGTCGTCGTAAGGTTTGGTATCGGTTGAATGGTCAACCTGAAACCAATGACAACGAGGTAAAACTCGCAGCTATTATGGGAACTGCCATACATACTGCAATAGAGAACGCACTTGCAGACAATCAAGAAGTTCTTCTGGAGAAGACTGTCGAATACGGCGGTATGAAGGCTCACGTTGATTGCTTCATTCCTGGGACAGGGGATGTCGTTGACTGGAAAACTGTGAAGGTAAAGAATCTTTCTTACTTTCCTAGTGAACAGCAACGCTGGCAAGTACAGGTCTATGGTTACTTGATTAGCAAGTCTGGCTTGGGGAAGGTCCAGAATGTCAACCTAGTAGCTATACCTCGTGATGGTGATGAGAGGGACATTCTTGTTCACTCTGAACCATACAACGAGGCCATCGCACTAGAGGCCCTGAATTGGTTAGAAGCGATTCGGACTACGCAGGAAGCTCCTGCCCCTGAAAGGCACGAGTCATACTGTAAAAGCTACTGCAAATTCTATGATGCCTCTGGTGAGATGGGATGCGTTGGTATAAAAAAAGGACTTACCAAACCTGAAGATATAACTATTGACGGAGCAGAATCTCTGACTGCTCTGCACTATGCACAGATTGATGAAGAGATAAAGGCTTTAGAAAACAAGAAAGAATCGCTAAGAGAATCCCTACTTGGCGTAACGGGAATTACTTCAACTGGGTATGAGATCAAGTGGTCAACTACTCAAAGTAATACGGTAGATAAAGAAGCAGTGGAGAAAGCACTGGGTTATGTACCGACAAAGCAAGGCAAGGAAAGCACAAGGCTTTCCATAAAGAAACTCGGAGGTAAGTAAATGGCTGCACCAGAATCAACAAAGTTCCAGGTGAACTTCAAGTCACCAGATGGAACTCTTATCAATCTTTACGCTGCTAGTAAGGAGGAATTAGAAGCGTTGCTCACTGCAGCGCAGGACTTTTCCGCCCTTATTGGAAGCGTTAGCCAATCATTCTCAGGCGCTGGTTCTGTTGCGCCCGTACGTAGTGCTGCGCCAATAGCATCAACACCAGCACCAGCAGTTCAACCTGTTGGCTCTGGTAATTTCTGTAATCACGGACCAATGACATACCGCGAAGGTGTCGGAGCTAAGGGTCCTTGGAAGGGATATATGTGCGCTGCTCCAAAGGGAGCAACGGACAAGTGCCAGACTATTTGGGTTCGATGACCCAATGCGAGGACCCCGTGAATACGAGGATCCTCTCTGCGCTCAATCAGGCGGTGACTTCTGGTTTCCAGAACCTGGACAAGGAAGTAAACCTGAAACTGTCTACGCTCGAAGTATATGTGACAAGTGTGTCCATAAAGTTGAGTGTGCAGAATGGGGTATCTATAACGAACATTACGGAATCTGGGGTGGCCTTACAGAGGCACATAGAAAACTAGTAAGACGTAAGCTAAGAATACAAGTAATACGACGGGAGGAAAGTGCTTAGATTAGACCGCGCTTGGAAGTCTGTGCAGTCAACGGCTGCACCGCTTCCTACTGTGTGGAAAGATCTAGAGACTCAACAGATAAAGTTTCGGCGTGGTCAAGTGTGTATGGTTGCCGCTGCACCTAACGCTGGAAAATCTATGTTCTCTCTTGTATACGCTATCAAGGCTAAAGTACCTACATTGTTTTTCTCCGCAGATACCGATACTGCTACTGTGATGCTGCGAGCATCAGCTCATCTATCAGGCCATACTCAGCAGACGGTAGAGAATCAAATCTCTATCAACCCTGAAGCCTATGATGAAGTGTTGCAACAGATATCACATATTCAATGGTGCTTTGATTCATCCCCCAACCTCGATGATATCGAGTCAGAAATCAAGGCATACATTGAACTCTATGGCATAACACCACAACTTATTGTCATAGATAACCTGATGAATGTGGTCGCTGAAACTGATAATGAATGGTCAGGACTAAGGCAGATAATGATTGAGCTGCACGATATGGCTCGCAAAACAGATGCCTGTGTAATGGTTCTACATCACGTATCAGAACAGAGTGAGTATGGAGATATGACTGAACCGCCGCACCGTAGAGCAATTCACGGTAAGGTAAGTCAGTTACCTGCTCTGATACTTACTCTTGGTTACAACCCATTTGAGCATACGCTTCGGGTTGCAGCCGTCAAGAATCGCTTTGGCAAACACTCTGTTGACGGCAAGGAGAGAGTTGGCTTATTCGTCAACTTTGCCACTTGTCAAATTGGTGATAGCGATGCCTATGGCAGAATGATTTACAACTCTAACTTATCGAGGGTTATGTGAGTTCGTACAACAAGGCTAAGGGATCTAAGTTTGAGACGGATGTAATGAAATACTTACGCAAACTTGGACACTTTGCTGAGCGTCTGGCTAAGGCTGGAGCCAATGATGAAGGTGACATTGTTACCATAATCGCAGGTCAGACCTACATTCTGGAATGCAAGAATCGCAAGTCAATCAATCTTCCGCAGTTCTGGGCAGAAGCCCAGACTGAGGCAGCCAACTATGCGAAGGCTCGTGGACTACCCGTCAACCCACCAGCCTTCGTCATAGTCAAACGTAGACAACACGGAGTAGAGAAGGCTTGGGTCATACAAGACCTAGACCAATGGTTACAAGAGAGGAAGTAAGATGCCAGTACCTGAAGGATTTATCACCACCAGCAAGATATGGACAGGTGAACAAGAAGTACCACTACCTGAAGAACCAACTGAGGTAGAAGAAAAAGAACAAACTAGAGAAGAAGCAATGAAAGATATTCTCAAGGCTTTCAATGACTATAACAATTCAAGTGAGGATGAAGATGATCTGCAGTAATTGTAAGTGGGCAGGACATCACAACACCATTGGTAGGACGGATTTAGCTGTAGATTTCCACGAGAAGTGTGAAGGAGATTGCGGATGCCAGCACAAGACTGGTCCAGGATGGTTCG